AGGCACTTTTAATAGTGCCTATTTTTTAGCAAAGGAGAGTAAAATTATGCCATTGGTTTTATTATTAATAATTATATTTATCGTTCCAGAGGATAGTTTGGAATATATGTTAGGAGCTATCTTAGGTGGTGGCTATGGAATTTTAATGGTTATAGCATTTGTTGCTATTCTGTATGGAATTTATAAGTTCTTTTCCGATCTTTGGAACGGAAGATAGAATGGAAAATATCATTTGATATGAATCATTCTGACACACCAAAAATTGACGAACTAGAATTAGAGTGAATACAAATTAATATAGGTAACTAGGACACTTATGGAAAATTCCAGAGTGTCTTTTTTAATATAAATTTTTACATAAGAAAGGTGGAATTGATTATGAATCTAAACGAAATGGAAATCCCTTGCGATCCAATTTTGGACAAAGCAAAGAGGGATGAGTTGGTGCAGAACACAGAGCTTTTGAAACAGGTTACGATCAAACCGATTCCGTGGCTTCCTGGACGAGATTATACCACTACGGAACAGGTAGCACGATTTTTTGATGGAGATGTTGAGGAAGTCAAACGATTGTGTACGAAGTATCGTAAAGAATTTTTGGAAGATGGGATGGAAGTTAAGACAGTGCAGGAGATTATTGATGGTCAGGATGCAACAACGGAAAAACAGAAGGGAAGAATTATGGTAACGTATCCGAACGGATTAAATATCTCATTCGGTTATAAGGGTGCTAAGGTGTTCACTCTTAAATGCTTAATCAGATTATCTTTACTGATGGAAACTTCAAACCTTGCTGAGAGCGTAAGATATTATGTTTTTATCAACGATTATATCACGATAGAAGAACAGAGAGAACAAGAACAGGTAGAGGCAGGTGTGCAGCTTGTTGACACAACGGAAATTTTAGGCAGACGAATTGATCTGTATAGAAGTATTGAAGATCCGTTATTCCTTGCGAGAGATGTTGCAGAATGGATTGATTACAGTAAGAGAGATAATGGAAAATATAAGACAGACATGATGTTACAATCTGTTGATTCAGATGAAAAATTTAAGACTAAAATTCTGACTGCCAACAATCTTGGCACTCAGAATTTAGGTCAATTAGACACTGATGGAAAAACTAAAGTTCCATTTTGGTTTCTCACAGAAGATGGACTCTATGAAGTGTGTATGCAATCACGTAAGCCGATTGCAAAGCAGATGAAGAAACAGATTAAAGAATATCTTAAAAACATCCGTAAGACAGGCGGTGCAGTTGACTTTGGGAAAGAGTCACAGTTCATTGAACACTACTTCCCGTCATTTTCTGAGGATGTCAAGCTTGCTATGGTAACCGATCTGCGAACACAAAATAAAGAACTTAAAGAAGAGAATCAGAAGTTGCAGAATGATAACAAGTTATTAGCAGCGGAAATTTTAACATGGGATGATCGCAATAAGATGAACGCTGGGATTAGGAAGTTGGCTGCGGTAACAGGAACGCAATTCTCTGTTATGTGGAATGAGCTTTATAAGAACTTACAGTATAAATATCAGATTGATGTTAAGAAACGTGGAAAGAAACCATTTCTTCAGTGGATTCAAGAACATGAATGGGATAAGGTATTGAAAGTCTTTTGTGCAATGTGCGAGGCTAGAAACCTATCTCCAACAGATATGTTCCAACAGACGGCACCTGTGGAAAATTTATATGATAATGAAGATGAGGATGATGAAGTATGGAATTAGAACAGATTATTCGGTATTCAGATGTATTTGTAGGAGTAATGATTACATTAGAGACTATTGTTTTTATTGTTAATGCAGCTCTGAAATTAATTGATGAATATTACAATACAAACTTAAAGAAATATACTGACTTACTAGATGATACAATAGGAGTTATTGATAAACCAACTACTATTATTTTATGGACTTGGTTTATTATAAAAATAGGAACGGCATTTATTAAATAATTCCATATAATAATTTTGGCAAAGAACCGAACGGAAGGTTCTTTTTATTTTACGGAAATATTTGGCAGGAACCGATTTGGCAGGTCGGTTCTTTGTCAAATTTATTATACACAAATTAATGATTAACTAAGCATAGAATTGTTAATAGGTAAGGTGTTGATTATATAGAGAACTAATAGGAATAGAATAGGTTTCTATTAGGATTAGCACACTAATAGTTGGAATTAAATGTTGATTTTATTCCTATTGGTTTACGGAATACAGTTATACAAAAATAATGAGTGTAGAGAAAAATAAGACAGTTTAGAAAGGAAGATGAAGAATGAACCTACAGTTAGTAAAAACGGAAAATTTTAACGATTTATCGTGTGATTTTTATAGTTCTGAGGACGATATTTGGATGACAAGAAATCAAATTGGAGAAGCACTGGAATATGCAGATCCAAGAAAAGCAATCCAAAATATTCACGACAAGAACAAGGCTCGGTTTATTGGAAAATCAAGTGTCCTCAAAACGAGGACGGTTGATGGAAGGAATAGGGAAACAGTTGTATATAATGAGTTGGGAGTATTTGAAATATGTAGATTAAGTCGTCAGCCAAAAGCAGATGCCTTTATGGACTGGGCATGGAATGTTATCAAAGCTTATCGTCATGGAAAATTAAGAACAGGAACTTCTGTGACAACAGTAGAACAGTTTCTTACAGAGCAGACAGAACTTATGAAGCAGATGGAAAGAAACAATGAGCGTCTGTACAAGGTTACTATTAAAGGATTTAATCAGTTGGCTGACATTGTTAAAGAGATGAAAGCCGAACGGAAAGAATTGTTTAAGCAGATTGGAAAGCCTACGAAAGATGTTCCAGTAGTAGATACGGAAAGCGTTATTGCAGAATACAAACTTAATGAATGGAAATCTAATGTCTACTCTATCATTGATGATATTCTAAAAGAATCTGACGAACTAGGAACCACTACTAGAGATATTCTTAGAGAGGCATACAGGTATCTTACTAACACATATGGGATTGTGTGGGAACAGGATCGAAAAGAATACAAAGAGAAGTATAATATTGGAGAAAGAGGTAATGTCCCAACAATTGACCTTTGCTATGATAAATACCCTGATCTGCTAGTTAATTCATTGGAAAAACTTCTGCGACAGTTCAGAAAAGAAAATGCACAGCCTGATTGGGAAGAAATGAAGATCAAGATTACCAATTATGCTAATCATATTGGAAATAAGTCTAAAGGTGGAACGTCTGTTTATCGGAAAATCTACACTAAGATGACAGAGAATGGAGTTAACTGGGATGAATATGCTCATGGATTGTCTAAATCTCAGCTTATTAAAACAAATGCAACTTTATATAACAGATTTTATGAAGCTGCTGTGGAAATTATTTCAGAAGATTAAGGAGTGTGATATAATTATGAAACAAACGCAAAAGGGGTTGTCTTGAAATGAATAAATTGGAAAAGCGAAAAGAAGAAGCTAAAGAATATAGGAAATTAGTTGATAAATGTTTAGCTTTAATGGATAAATATGCTGGAGTAACATTTGGAATTCCTGTATGGGTAGACCGTGGTTCACACACATTAGAGTTCAAAAAGAATGGAACTGATGAATGGAGACTTTTAACAAAAGAAGAAGTGTCTAATATTATTGAAAAATATGAGATATTAGATTCTGTAGCAGTAAAGATTACAAAAGAAACTAATATGGGATATTGAAATAAAACAAATATTCGATCAGAAGGAGTGAGAGTAAATGGAAGATAGATATATGTATGAAGATATGAGCAAAATTTTAAAAGATAGACAGATTGGAGATTTTAAATTGTCTCATTTTACAATAAGCAACCAGGATGGATACGCCATGTGTCATGGAATTGCACCAGGAGATTATGTGAGATTAGAACATAGAGGAAGTGTCTTAATGTCTAATACACCAATGGAAAAAAGAACAAATGAAGATTTTGTAACAAATGCTCATGGGAAAGTTCTTATTGGTGGACTTGGAATTGGCTTGATTTTACTTGCGATTCAAGATGATCCAATGGTAGATAAGATAACTGTAGTGGAAAAGAATCAGGAAGTTATTGATTTGGTAGCAAGTCAGTTGCCATTGAGTAATAAGGTAGAAATCATCTGTTCAGATGTATATGATTATATCCCAGAAGATTGGTATAATACAATTTACATGGACATTTGGAGTTTTATCAACGAAGGTGTTTGTTACGATGAAATGTATCCACTCATGGATAAATACGAACAGTATTTAGATGTTAATGATGAAGATAGATATATTGATTGCTGGTGTAGATATGAGGCAGAGCATGGTATTAGAATTTAGAAATTGAGGTGATGGAAATGGAAATATTAACATTAAAGGGTAACGGAAAATCTAAACTGTTAACACGATTATTAAGGCAATGCCCGCCAGAAAATTGTATGATTACATTTATCCAACTTGCATTGTAGCTCGTAAAGAATAATTAGGTTAGAAAGGAATGAAAGAATGGAGGATGTCAAAATTAATGAAATGATGGCAAGATTTATTACTTGTGCGTGCAATAAAGATTCAAATTTAATGAAGAAGGTTTTAGATCAGCAAAATAAAGATGGAACCTTCCCAGTGGAATTTAAGATCGGAAATGTGGAGCTGGATTTTAAGGAGTTTGTTGCAAGAATCAATGACGGAATTAAAGCAGAAAAATTATTGTTTGCCGAACAAAAATATAATGAAACAATTAGTAAACTTAAAGAAGCAAATAAGACAATTCCAATGGAGCAAAGTGGCAAATTGATTGATTTGGCAACATTAATCACTTATACTGGTGGATGTTCGAAAATAGTAGTATATCTTGAAGATAGCGATTATAAAGTGCTTTGGGAGGGTGTTGTTGATGCAATGCCATTTCCTAATGTGCCATATGGAAACTATATTGTAACACATGTTACTGTTTTAGAAGATGAAGACATTATGAATATTACAGTCACGCCACAAGATAAATATAGTTCTATGTGTGTTGAAGATTTAATCGTGTCAGCAGAATCAGTTGAAACCGGGGAAAGACTAATAGGATACGTTTGTGGGTGTGACGGATGTAAGACTGCGTTTGAAAATGAAGGATACGACCGTAGTAGACCTATTGGTTTATTAACACACCCTAATGAAGAGTATGGAAATGTAAGAGTTTATACTGATACAATGAGATTCGTTAACAAGGCATAAAAGAAAGAGGTATTTATGAGTTATACGTGGAACAAAAACAAGGACAAATGGAGTTCATATGACTTTGAAACCATTGAAGAATGTGTCAAAGATGCAAAATATTGTGGCTGCAAAAAAGGAGACATTATTTACATTGGACTGGCAGAACATGTGTCAATCAAAGAGATGATAGATTTTCAGTCATTATTAGTGGAACTTCATAATGAAATGTATAAGAAAATAGGAATCCCTGCATACGATTGGAATGTTGATTATATGGATCATAACAGAGGAAAATTTTTAGAATATGAAAATAAATTGCAGGAATTAGTAATAGATTATCTTAAAGAAATTGAAATGGAACCAAAGTTTTGCAAAATTCTTGAACCAAAAGAATTTATCATAAGATAAAATGAAACTTTAATAGAAAGGAAGTTGGATAAATGAGAGAAAATGCTAGGAAAGAAGGAGATTATATAATATCAGAAGATGCTCTTGGAACATCATATAAACATCCATCATTTGGAATGTTATCATTCAATCGTACTCATGGCGGGCATAGCAATTTATTTGGCAGTAGCATTCAGCATAACGATACAATCCATATGGTATTAAGGGAAGGTGTGGTTACAAGGGGACTCAATGATGATTGGTATGTTGGAGAAGATGAGATTCTGGAAGTAGAAATGTCGCAATCACAATTTGCGGAATTAATTACTTCTATGAATGTTGGAACAGGTACTCCATGTACTATTAAATATTTACGTGGTAAAGGACGTATTAACGAAGCGGATTTTATCAATAAAAGACAGCAGATAACAAATGAATTTAAAGAGTCTATGAACGAGCGTATGAGCGATGCAAAAGAATTTTATGATGAAGTCAAGGAGCTTTTTACTACGAAGAAATCTATTGGAAAAGGCGATCGAGAAATGATTCTGAGAAGACTTGCCAACGTGACTCAAGGTATGGAATCTAGTTCAAAATTTATCTTTGATCAATTCCAAAATCAGATAGACAAAACAATTACAGAAGCTAAAGGAGAAATTGAGGCTTTTGCACAGAATAAAATTAATGCAATAGCTCAACAGGCTCTTGTAGAACAGAAAGAAGATATTTTAAAATTAGAGAATCCTGTTGATGTAAATCATATGGAACTTGATGAAGAATAAAACGAAAATTTGATAGGTGGTGGTACGAATGATGGATTTGAATGATCACAAATGTACGTTTGAATATACAGATGATGAACTGTTGGAGCAGGGAAAGTTAGACATTCAGGTAAGATCACATGGAATAAGAGACGATAGAACTTTTTTAGAACAATATATAGTCTTGGAAGAAATCGGCAAGCGATGGATTCGAGAACATGAAAATATGAAGAAAGAAAATATCGTGAGTAATCAGTTCAAAAGCTGGAGCGATGATAAGTTGTTGAAATTTTATAAGGAACGAAAAGAAATTTATAATGGAAATTTCCCTATCTCGTATATTAATATGTTAGCGGAAATTTCTGATCGTTGGATTAAACAGAATGAAATTAAAGAGATAGAATTAGAAGAAGGTGCTAAATGAGAAAACCAATAACAAAATGTCCGCACTGCGGAAGTGATCGTGGAATGGCTGTTAGGTTTAAAGCTACTGGAACCGATATATATAGTTTTGATGGACATTTTCAAGATGAAGAAATTATTGAATGCTGTACATATAATAAATGTATGACATGCTGTGACTGTGGTAAACGTATAATGAGTTATGATGAATTTATGACACATTATGCAATTGATGAATTAACAGGTAAGCATTTAAAACAGTGAAAGGAGAATTTTATCTCCATATACAGAAGGGAGTGATGCCATGAATAACACAGGATGGATTAAACTCCATCGGAAAATTACAGATCATTGGCTATGGGAAGATAAACCATTTGCCAGAGGACAAGCAATGATTGACTTACTGATTCTCGCAGGTTATAATGATCAATCGAAATACATTGATGGAAATTTAGAAACAGTTGAGCGAGGATCGGTGGTTATTTCAATCAGAAGGCTATGTGATCGATGGGGTTGGAGTAATTCAAAAGTTGTCAAGTTTTTAAAGACACTGGAAAACGACAGTATCATACATGTAAAAAGCGACACTAAAAAGACGGTCATAACCATAGTAAATTACAGTGTTTATCAAGGTTTTGTAGATGAAAAAACTACACAGAAACGACACCAAAACGACGCAGAAGCGACACATAAAAAGAAAGTAAAGAATAATA